AATCCTAGACACAATCACAGGTAAGTCCACTGCAACAACCATAACCATTGGTTCAACACCTGTAGTTAGTGCAAGTGCAAACTCTATGACTATTAGAGGTGAGGGTTCAGCACAGACAAGTATTCAGCAAGGGTTAGCTAAGTCTTGGTTTAGGGCAGATGGAGGAGCAGGTACAGTTGTAATAGGCGATAGTTTAAATAAGAGTGCTATTACAGATAACGGAACAGGTCAGTATACGCTTACTTATACAAATAACATGGCAAGTACAAACTACACACAAGCATGGGACCAGAAAATTGACTATGCGACTGCTGCTACAACAAATCTATGTGGACTTTGGGCGAGTAGTGGAGCAGTTGGTGTAAAAACAACATCTCAATATAAAGTTAATTCACAAGATTTAGGTTCGGCACAAGAAGATCATAGTCAAGTTGGTAGTATAGTTATGGGAGACCTCGCATAATGGCTAGTATATTAAGAGTAAACACATTAACAGATGCAAGTAGTAATAACTCTACTGCTATAAGTACCATTAATCAAGGTACAGCAAAGGCTTGGATAAATTTTAATGGTACAGGAACGCCATCTGTTACCAAAAGTTACAATACAGGTAGTATAACAGATAACGGAACAGGGCAATATCATATAGCTATTACAAATGCTTTATCTGATGCAAATTTTGTGGCTTTAGGTTCAGTAATAGGTGATAGTGCAACTAGTGATAGAACAAATGCTTTGGTAGCTTCAAGAGATAGCAAAACTACAACAAGAATACCTATAAATACAATTAATGTGGCAAACGCAGGGGCGCAAGCCGATTGGACACATATATCAGCAGCTGTATTAGGAGACCTAGCATGACCAAAGCAGCAGAATTAGCAAAGATGGGTGAAGTCCTAACCAATAGTCAGATTGGTGGGCGAAGGAATATTTTAATCAATGGCTCAGCATTAGTCGCACAAAGAGGAACAACATCTATAGCTGCAGGTACAGCAGGATATGGTGCATTAGATAGGTACAGAATTAATAATGGAAGCACTGCTGTTACAAACACTTTACAATCAACAACTGTTCCCTCTGGTCAAGGTTTCAGTAATTCTATTCATATTGATGTAACTACAGCAGACACATCTTTGACTTCTGGTGTTCAATACTTACTTACTCAAAGATTTGAGGGACAAGATTTACAGCATCTTAAAAAAGGCACATCAAGTGCAGAAACCACTGTTTTGTCTTTTTGGGTTAGGTCAGCTAAATCAGGCACACATATTGTTGAACTTTTTGATACAGATAATTCAAGAACTATTAATAAAGCCTACACAGTTTCTTCGGCAGATACTTGGGAGTATAAAAAAATCACCATAGAGGGTGATACAACTGGGGCATTTACTAATGATAATAACTTATCTTTGGAAGTTACTTGGCATTTAGCGGCAGGGTCTAATTTTACATCAGGCACACTACAAACATCTTGGGGTAGTAGAACAGATGCTAACAGAGCAGTTGGGCAAGTTAACGTATTAGATAGCACAGATAATAATTTTTATCTTACTGGTATTCAATGGGAACTTGGCTCACAAGCCACACCATTTGAGCATAGGTCATTTGGGAAAGAACTAGCTTTGTGTCAGAGGTATTTTGAACATGATGACTCAGAAGGAAGTGATAATTACAGATTTTCCATGAATAAAGGTACAACATCCGCCTCTTATTATTTTGCACTTCCCTATTGTGTTACCAAAAGAGCAAAGCCAACTGCAACTGTAACTCAAGCATATTCGGATAATTTTGTTTTATCTGCACATTCTGGTTCTTCTGGTCGTGGGCATATGGGTCTTGTATCAACAGCAAGTGGCTCTACCGCTACTAGAGCTTTATTTGAATTTACTTGGACAGCAGATGCAGAGTTATAGGATGTATTATGGATATTAAAAAAGTTAAATATGAAAATGATGAAATCAAAGAGGGTAACACTGGTATGATTGCAACTATAGATAATATTGTTATGTATGTACCAATAGACCCTGCTAACAGACACTATCAAGCAATCCAAGAATGGGTAGCTGAAGGCAACACAATAGAGGATGCTGATTAATGTTAGGTCATGCCGCCATAGCAGAAACTGCTCTTGCTGATGTAGGTGGTGTATTATTAGTGGCTACAGCAGAGATGAACGCTCTTGCCACAAGCTCTAGCATAGGATCTGGAATACTTGTAGGAATATCATCTATAGATGGTAATTTTACTCAAACAACAGCAGGTATATTTATTACTGGTGGTGCAAACTCAGAAGTTATTTCTAGTTTTACGCAAACTACAGAAGACATTAAGATAGTCAATTTTACTGATGTAACTATGAGTAGTGCATTTACACAAACAGCAGATGGTATTACTATACTAATACCAATAATAAGTACGGATTTGAATTTTACAAAAACAACATCTGGAGATATAATGTTTGTAAACATAGATGCAGGAACAACAGAAGAAAGTTTTACAGAAATAACACCAAGTGGCACAGAAACATACACAGAAATAACTCCGTCTGGTACGGAAACTTGGACAGAGATACAGTGAGGTAAACATGGCAAGTACATATACAGCAAATAGTGGTATAGAAAAAATAGGTGCTGGTGAACAAGCAGGTACTTGGGGAAATACTACAAATAACAACTTAGACATACTTGATAGAGCAATCAATGGTGTTGGGGCTATTACATTATCTGGTACAACTCACACATTAACAACAAGTGATGGCACATTATCAGAAGGCGGTAATAAAGTTTTAGTATTAGGTGGATCACCTTCTGGTACAAACACAATTACTATATCACCTAACGATCAAGATAAGATGTTCTTTGTGCATAATAGCACAAGTCAACTGGCTACATTTACACAAGGGTCTGGAGCGAACGTAAATGTACCTGCTGGTGCGAAAGCCTTGATATATGCAGATGGTGCAGGATCTGGTGCAGCCGTTGTAGATTTATTAGATAGCTTAACTTTTGGTGGAACCAAGTTAACGGCAACAGCAGGAGAGCTAAATATCATGGATGGTGATACAAGTTCTGGAACAACAGCCGTTACAGCAGGTGATGGTATTGTAACTAACGATGGTGGTACAATGAGACAGACCACTGCCGCTACGTTTTCTACATACTTTAATGCCAATCTTGTAACAGTTCCAAGTGCGATAACTTCTTCTTCTGCTACGCTTACGCCATCGTCTGCACAATCCATATATCAAAAGGTGGATACGTCTAGTAACAACGTAGCCTTAACTTTGGCAATAGGTAGTTTAGCAATAGGTCAATATATAATTGTGGATAAAACAAGTTCATCTAATACATTAACTTTGAGTTATCCATCTAACTCACAAGGTGTAAGTCTTGGTAATTCAGTATCTTTTGCAATAGCTATAAATCAAAATGGAACTATTTTTACTTTTGTAGAATCAATTAAATATTAGGTGATACATGGCAATACCATTAATATCAAATGTAGGATTTACTGAAGTAAGTTCATCTGGTGTTTTAAATGACAAAGCTGGTACAGCTAAAAGTAAATTACCAATTCAATTATTTAAGTTGTCGGGTGCTATCACAGGTAATCTGCAAATGAATAATGATTCTGCACATAAAAAAATAATACTTGATACCAATGGCAACAACATAACAAACTCTAGTGGGTCACCTATTACTACTAATTCTAGTACAACACTTGAGTTAAAAGGTAGTGGTAATGTGCAATCTACCTTAAAGACATTTACGTCTAGTGGAAGTGGTAATACTACAATCAGTGAAGCCGATAATTCTACAGTGGTAGTGCAGACTGACACACACACTTTTGACACATTATTAGTTAATGATGTTAGACCTGATCCGGGTAATAGTTTTGGTAGTGGTGGTGGTGTTTCTTTTGGAGATGGAAACACAACAGTAACAAAGCCAAACACTGGTAGTGCTACTGGTATGCTTGTAAATGAAACATATTATACAACAAATTATGCAACTCTTTTTGGTGGTGTAGGACTTGATAACATAGATAGATCTGATTTTGGAATGTCTTTTACACATGCTTTTGTGGAAGATGGCACACGAATAAGTGGTCGTATTTCTGGTCCATCAAGTTCGGGTGGAACAGGAGGCACAAGTACATTTGATGGTGGCACTTCAAAGCGACCAGATACAAATACAACTCATTCACATGCAGGTAGTACATATCGTTTTATGAGATGGAATAGTGCTTTAGTTGGTGTGAATAATGGTAATAGTGGTACTTTTGCAATAGAAATTTTTATAGACTCTGCCACAGGTAAAGCAGTTGTTGCAATTATAGGTGGTCGTGGAGCTTTTAATCAGATTAGAAACGTAAGTGTTACAGGACCAACAGCAGGTAGAAGATTTATATTTACAAATAATTTAGCAATATCGTGTGTGTTATCTGGTACTAATCCTTTTAATGCAACAGTCTCTGCTGGTGCAACTAATCAAGTAGATAGAGATTCAACAGATAGTTCTTTTAGTTTAACAGGTACAATATCTGGTAATGATGGCAGTAGTAGACCTTTTGCTCTAAAAGATATTAATGACGGAAGTGGTAGCGTCAATGAAGACGCTTATACAGGAACTAAATCAGTGAGTGCGTTCTAATGCCAATGAGAGCTTTGAAATTTAAACCTGGAATAGTATCTGATATTACATCGTACAGTAATGAAGGTGGTTTTGTTGATGGCGACAAAGTAAGATTTAGATTTGGTTTTCCAGAAAAATTTGGTGGCTGGGAAAAATATAGTCCGAATACTTATGAAGGATCAGCAAGACGTTTACATAATTGGGTGGCTCTTGATGGTTCTGATTTCATGGGTATTGGTACACATCTTAAATATTACATCGAAGAAGGTCAGACCTTTAATGATATTACACCTATTAGAAATACAACTGGTGCAGGTGACGTAACTTTTGCAGCAACAAACGGATCAACAACAATAACAGTTACAGATTCAGCACATGGTGCTAATGAAAAAGACTTTGTAACATTCTCTGGTGCAGCTAGTCTAGGTGGCACAATAACTGCCACGATACTTAACGCAGAGTTTCAAATAACATCCTTAATAAGTTCAAACTCCTATACAATTACATCTTCTGTTGCAGCGAATGGATCGGATAGTGGTAATGGTGGCAGTAGCGTTGTTGGTGCGTATCAGCTAAATGTAGGATTAGACGTAACAGTTGGTGGTACAGGTTGGGGTGCGGGTCAATGGAGTGGTACAACCTCTGGTGCTTTAGCGACACAACTTAATGAAGCATTAGATGATAGTGAAACTGCCGTTGATGTAGATGATGAAACTGGAATGAATACCGCCAATGATGTTATTCTCGTAGAAGAAGAGTTGATGCTTGTATCGGCAACTACAGATGATAATACAATGACTGTAACTCGTGGACATAGTGGTACAACAGCCGCAACACATGCAGACAACACCCTTGTAAGGTTAGCGGTTGGTAATGCAGATTCTGCTAATGATTTTGTTGGGTGGGGTAATGCAGCAAGTGTCACGGTTCCTGGAGCACAGATTAGATTATGGTCACACGATAATTTTGGTGAAGATATAATTATTAATCCGAGAGATAGTGGTATATTTTACTGGGATAAAACAAATGGTTTAAGTAATAGGGCTATAGAACTTAGTGCGACAAGCACATATCAGGGTGAAACAAGTGTGCCAACAATAGCAAAACAAGTTCTTGTATCGGATCAAGACAGACATGTGATTGCTTTTGGATGTGATGGATTGGGTGCAAATTCATCAGCCACACAAGGCAATGGAGTACAAGATCCTTTGTTGATACGTTTTTCATCCCAAGAAAACCCAGTTGATTTCTTTCCAACGGCTACAAATACCGCAGGTGATTTAAGACTAGGTGGTGGATCGACTTTTGTTCAAGCGGTTGAAACAAAACAACAAATATTATGTTTTACTAACAAAACACTACACGCCATGAAATTTATAGGCCCTCCTTTTACTTTTGGCTTGCAGGAACTATCTAAGAATATTACCATTATGAGCCCGTTTTCTGCGATAGCTGTTGAGGACGCGGTGTTTTGGATGGGTGTAGACACTTTTTATTTATATTCTAATGGTCAAACAATACAACTTCCGTGCACTGTAAAGGACAAAGTATTTTTAGATTTTAATTTTGCAGAGCGTGATAAGGTACATGTAGGATTAAACTCAGAGTTCAGTGAAATATTATGGTTTTATCCTTCATCTGCTGGAACAGAAATAGATAAATATGTTGCGTACAACTATTTAGAAAAAATTTGGTATTACGGAACACTTGCAAGACAAGCATGGCTTGATAGAGGTATTAGAAATCTACCACAAGCCACAGGTGGTTCGTTGTTGTATAACCACGAGGTTGGATTTGATGATGACGGGTCCGCTATGACTTCTTTTATTGAATCTGCTTCTATTGGGGCGGGAGATGGAGACAAATTTATTTTTCTTAAAAGAGTGATACCTGATATTACCTTTGACGGTTCAACTAGTGTAAACCCTGACGTGTCTTTTACCATGAAATCTAGAAACAACCCTGGGGCTAACTTTAACCAAACAACACAAAACACGGCCCAAAGATCTTCTACAAGTCCTGTTGAACAATTTACAGAAAAATTAGATTATAGATTGCGAGGTCGATCTTTTTCTTTAAGGATAGATTCTACATCGTTGGGTACAAAATATAAGTTAGGTACGCCAAGAGTTGATATACGAGAGGATGGTAGACGATAATGTTAATAACCAGTATTCCTCAATATATACAAGGTTTAACAAACGCTAAGTTGGATTTAACAACAACCGATGTAACTGTTTTATATACTGCACCCAGTGATGCAGACTTTAATGCGTCTGTTGTTAGTTCTATAATAGTGTCAAATGATTCGGGTAGTTCTGATACAATAACCTTGACACTAACCAATGGCAGTGATGTATTTAGTCTGTTTCAAGTCAAGTCTGTGGCTGCGAATACATCCATAGAATTACTAACAAGAGATTTAATTTTAGAAAGTGGCGAGATATTGAAAGCAACGGCTGCAACTGCTAATAGATTACATCTTGTAGCTAGTATACAAGAACTATCAAAGACAAGAGTAACAACGAGTGCATTATCACGGATATAGTATTGAACAAACTTATTATTTAAGGTAGACTATGAAACATGGACCAAGCGCTTAAAAAAGAAGAGATACCTGCAGGCGGCATTGCGGACTTTGTAATGACCGATGAGCAGATAGAGCAACTGGAGGCCGAAGAGCTTAAAGAGCAGTTTGGTACTAACGGTATTGCTCAGTTCTCAGATGTTGGCAAAAAAATGGCTAACTTCGGTCGTTATGGTGATGACACCGTAGCTCACGTTGAAACAGGCGAGCTCATCGTCCCACGGGCCTTGATTGAGAAGAACCCAGAATTAAAAGAAAGCATTTTTAAACATTTAAAAGAACTAGGTGTAGAAGATCCTGAGAGATATGTTGTTGGTGAAAGTAAAAATAGTGTAAACCCAACCACAGGATTACCAGAGTTTTTCTTTAAAAAGATTTTTAAATCAATAAGTAATATAGCTAAAGGAGTAGGCAAGGCTTTAAAGAAAGCAGCTCCTATCATTATACCCATGGCTCTTAATTACTTTGCCCCAGGATTAGGTACTGTTATGTCAGGGGCGCTT